GCCTTCCACTTGGCCTGATTGATACCATAAGTTACCACTTCCTGAATGTATTGTTTGGTCACTCGTTTCTTTTTGACTGGTTCAACCGTCTGTTTCTTAGGTTTGACCTCGATCATGAGTGTCTTTACCGTACCGTCCTTAGTCTTAACCTTGACCAGGAAGTCTGGAAAGTATCTGTGGAACCTGTTATCGACTGGTGATATATAAGGAACTATAAGTTCTTCTGAGGCCCAAGAGATAATATCCTCGTTTTTGTCGAGCCAGGTCATAACCTTCGCTTCCCAGGTGGAACGATAGATGATGTTTCTGTAGTCACCCACATACTTCTGTGGGTTCTTGGGAGTGAATCTTCCTGAATATGCCATAAATAGTATATATTTCCTTTTAAAAGACACAAATGGCTCTATCCGTAACAATCCAGGATATTTCAAATCCCTTTACATATAGTTCAGTGGCCGGACCGTTGGCATCACTGGAAGGACCAGTTCCGTCTATTGGAACGTATGTATATCCGGCAGATTTGGGATCGTCCAAGAAGAACCATTATGTGAAATTCTCTATTAGACAGGTAGAACCAACACAACCGTTAACTAATGCAGGCATTTCCTCAACAATACAAAGTGTTGGTGCAACACTCGCTAAGGTCGGTGCAGTAAATTACAACCCAAACACAACAACCATAGCAGACACAATCTGTTTGTATATGCCAGACACATTAACATCATCATACAATGCGTCATATGATGAATTGAGTCTGACAAGCGAACTTGGTACATTCGGCAAAGGCGTGCAAGCATTCACAGCACTTAAAGATGTGTTTACCGATCAAAATAAAGGTGCAATCACTTCGGCTGATCCGTTCATCACAAACATATTGACACAATTGGGATCCAATCTCGTTGGCGCTCACGGTGCAAGCGATGCGGCGATACAACAACAAGGTTATGCAATCAACCCACAGATGCAAATGATTTTCCGTGGTATGGATTTCAGACAGTTCCAATTGTCCTTCTTGTTTACACCATCATCATCAAATGAAGCTGCAACAGTTAACCAGATCATAACAACATTCAAATATCACTTCTCACCTAGTGTATTGTCTGCATCAAACGCAATCAATGGTATGTTTTTTGTTCCACCTGCCATTTTCAATTTGCAATTCATGTTCAACGCTAGTGAAAACTTGTATCTACCAAAATATGGTGATTGTGTATTGAGAGATATTGACGTTAACTATGCACCGAATGGCTTTGCTGCACACAATGATGGTGCACCTGTTCAAACTCAGTTGACTATGACATTCCAAGAAATCGAAATCGTCACCAAAGAGAAAATTAAAAATGGTTATAATTCTGGCACACTTTACACAACAAATGCTGCGAATACATCATCCTCAAACACACAATCAACTTCTGGTACAGTTGCAGGACTAAGATAATGCAATATTTTTCCGTATTCCCCAACACCACAACAACCGACTATAACGGTAATAGTGTAACTGTAACAAACATACTAGAACGTGTTGAGATCATTCCAACACTTCTAAACAACACACTGTTGTTCTATAACTATGACATTCGAGATGGTGATACACCAGATATCATTGCAAACAAATACTACGGCGACAGTTACCGTTATTGGATGGTTCCATATGCAAATCAAATGTTGGATCCACAAGGTGATTGGCCAATGGGACCAAACTTGTTCAACGATTACTTGTTTGACAAGTATGCAAACACCGTGGCCACAGTATTGAGTGTCAATGTGGCCAATGTTACCATGACAAATGTAATGGCATACACACAAGGTACGATTCAAAATTACATTAAAACAGTAACAACATTCGATAGTGCATCATCAAATACAACCACAGTCAATTACACAATTGACCAATATGCATATGCAAACGTAGTGGTTGGCACAAGTGAACCCATCTATTTCACAAACACCAACGGAAACACATACAACTTTGTGACACAAACCGTATCTGTTGACACACAATCAATTTTTGATTATGAGGTTGAGTTGAATGAAAGTAAAAGAAACATACAACTTCTAAATGCAAGCTTTGCGGGTGCAATCGAAAATCAACTAACTTCACTGTTGAGCACATAAGATGGCAGGTATTCTCAATTCAAGGGACTTTTACCTTTCAAGTATCGGTTTCTTATCACCAACAGGTTTTATTGACCTAAAATATTTGATGAATGAAATCTCATATCATGAAGATTTGTTCAATAATACTATCTCTGGTTACGTGATGATAACAGAGTCAAATGCATATGCCGAATTGCTTTCATTGACTGGTAACGAATTCATACGCTTGGTATTCAGTAAAGCCGGAGACCCAACTTTCGCTAGTATAACAAAGAAGTTCCGTGCATACAAAATAGACAAAAGAAAACTTGAAGGCAACATGTACACAGAGTCTTATTTGATAAGGTTCTGTTCTGAGGAATTGTTGTTGTCCGAGCAATACAAGATTTCAAAGTCTTATGTAAATCAAACAATTGATTATATGATCAGGGACATTTGTACAATGAATCCTGGTTTGAATATCGGCACACACCGTTACACACCAAGCAACATACAACAAACGTATGGTAATTACAATTTCATCATACCTAATCTGAAGCCACTTGATGCAATCAATTGGTTGTCTGTATATGCAAGACCTACACCAGACGTTGGTGTTGGTTCCGATATGTTGTTCTATGAAAATAAGAGTGGATTCTTCTTCAATTCGATACAAGGTTTGGCTGCAAACACAACCATATACAGCACATATCGTTATGATCCAAAGAATCTGTTTGGACCTGGCGAATCAAATTTCAGTTTAGATGAAGAAGTTTTCAATGCATTGACATATGAAGTGTTGGACACTTATGATGCACTTGAGGCCACCAGTACAGGTATGTTTGCAAATCAGTTGATTTCAGTTGACATTTTGACTCGCACAAAAATGACCACCAACTTCGATTACTTGGATTACTGGAACAATAAAGTTCCATCAAGTTCAAAGTTGAATAAGTTCCCTGTGACCAATAACTTCACCAATAGAAATGGAGATACAGTCAACGAGACAAGTCAGGCCATGTTGAAACTGGTTTATTCCAACTTTGCAGACGCAAACAATTCTATAGTTCAATCAACTCCAGGTTCTGTTGCGCCAAATATTTTTGCAGAAACGTTCATACCAAACAGAACTGCACAATTGGCACTGGCCAATTACACAAGACTTAAACTATCTGTGCCTGGTGATCCAAATCTAACTGTTGGTTCAAAGATAGTTTTTGAACTTTTGTCAAAGAATCCAACACAAAAACAAACAGATGCGTTCCTTTCTGGTGCATATTTGGTTACTGCCGTGAGACACCTGATCAATCAGAACGACTACAAAACAATCTTCGAGATTGCTAAGGATAGTGTACCAAACCAATATTTAAATGTACCTTCAGGTTCATCAACATGGAATGACATTGTAAAATAATATGAAAACAGTAAATAATTTTGCGGGACTGAATGGCTTTGTTTGGTGGGTTGGCGAAGTGGAGAACAATGCCGATCCATTGGGTATTGGCCGTTGTCAAGTTCGTATTTTCGGTTGGCACACAGACAACATCGTTCTTATTCCAACTTCTGATCTGCCTTGGGCACATCCAATGAAGTCAATAAATAATCCATACACACAACAAGCCCTACAGATGAAAAGTGATAAGGGTGGTGGTGATTGGGTTCTTGGTTTCTTCATGGACGGAGAGAGTGGACAGTTCCCAGTAATGATGGGTGTGTTACCTGGTTTCTCCAATACAACTACACCAAAAGCAAATACCACAAGTAATGGAGCAAGTAGTTAATGTCAACATCAACATACACATCAAACGGGGTAAACATCACCTCAAGTGTTACTCTACAAACAAGTAGTCTACCACAAGTTCCAGATTTCTCCACAATTGGCACCAACATAAGTTCCGGTGTTTCTTCTGCTGCAAGTATCATCACAAACACTTTAACTGGTGCAGCCAATGGTTTGGGACTGACTGTTACAACACCTTCTTTTGTTAATCTACCACAATCACAGATTGCAAACAGTATTCTCACACAGGTCAATGCACCACAGTGGCCTGCCGGTTGGAACGGTACATTTCTGACAATTAACACACAAAACACATCAGGTCTATCTAGAGGTGCGTTAATAAACACTGGTCTTACCGTCACAAATGCCAATGTTGCACACTCTTGTGACTTTAAATTCCAATTTCCTGACCTAGGTCTAAACTTTGCGGTGATTGATCCTGTTGCAGCCATCAAAAAGGCAATTGCAAAGGGTAAACTGGCAGCAAAAATGGCAATTCAAATGGCCATGACTGTACTGAATGACACATTCAGAAATGCAATGAAGTCACTGTTGGCTGGTTTAGGTTTCGATGCAACTGGTCAATTCTCAACAGCATTCTCCATTTCTAAGGGTACGTTAGATAACATCAAAGAAATTGTGAATAAGATTTTGCGTTACATCACATTAACTTCTTTGGTGTATAACTTGTTGAAAGATTTGCAACAGATCATCAATTACATTGAAAGTCTACCTGCACAGATCAAGAGTATTGTACAGAGTTGTTTGGCCAAGTTCACAAACTCTTTGAACAGTTCTCTAGCCTCAGTTTCAAGTATTGCATCACAAGTTACCACATTCAATAACTCTTTGGCAACTGCAACTGCACAATCATCCAGTACAACAGTAAGTGCAAATACAGTAAGTACGATTACACCAATTTTGAATTCAATTTATTCTGGAAACACACCAGATCCAACTCTGATAAGTTCTTTAAGTGG